GAATCGACTACGACTTCAGATTCATGAGTCCAGAAAAACTGGAAAGGATCCACGCCAACAATCCATCACTGAGAAAATACTTCGAACAAGAGACAACAGCAGAGGAACAACAATGGATCGCTAAGTTCACAGAGATAGAAGAAGAGAAATTCCTACCAAGCGACGTCAAGATATCACCAGAACTAAAAGATATGGGAATCGACACACCAAGAAAGTTCGAAGAAACAATCAAAAAGGTGGCAGCAAGGACTCCAAGAAAAAAAAAGTAGTGGCAAAATATGACGATAGAGACAATATTGGTGGGCGACATAAAGCCTAACCCAAAAAACCCAAGAACAATCAAAGACGAGAACTTTAAGAAGCTCGTCAAATCAATCAAAGAGTTCCCACAGATGCTGGAAGTAAGACCAATCGTAGTAGACGACGAAGGAATCGTACTGGGAGGTAATATGAGACTCGACGCGTGCAAGAAAGCAGGACTCAAAGAAGTCTCAATCATTAGATTCGAGAACCTAACAGAGGAACAGAAAAAAGAGTTCGTACTCAAAGACAATCAAGGATACGGAGAATGGGACTACAGCGCACTGAAAGAATGGTCGAAAGAACTCCTACTCGATTCAGGATTCGAAGACTACGAGATGCTCGACATATTCGGAGTCAACGACATGGAAAGTAAGTTCACAAAATCAGCAGAGGAAAGCAACTTCAGTCCAGAAGTGATTGACGTAGACAGATACATAAAACAAAACGTATTCTTCCTAAACGAGTTCATGCTCGAGTTCGAAGACGATACCGTTAAGACGGCGACAAGGAGAATCAAAGAACGTAACGAAGAAGAAGCGTTCCTAAACGACCTCAAAAAACTCATAATGAAATATGGCGAAGATACCATTCGATAAGTACTACACACCACCGACCGTCGCGAAGTGGTGCATCGAGAAGACCAAAGAAATTATCGGTGCAGAAAACATCACGGAGTGGCTCGAGCCCAGCGCAGGAGCCGGATCATTCAGTCACCAACTAATAGGATGTAAGGCATACGACTTATACCCGCAACACGAATACATCGAACAATGTGACTATCTCGAAGTAGAACTCGAATACAAGCAAGGAAGATGCACGATAGGGAATCCACCATTCGGAGGATCCACAGGACGACTGATAAAAGAATTCTACGAAAGAAGTACACAACACAGCGACTACATCGCATTCATTCTTCCAGCATCATACTACAACGACTACAAAAGACTATACAAGTTCGAGATAGTATATTCATGTATCATAGAGACGCCGTACACAAACGAAAAACTAAAGACAAGCTTCACAATCTACAAAAGGAACCCAGAGAAAGACGACTGGAGATCCAAAGACAAAGAAGAAAAGCTACAAGATGTCACATTCGCGAAGTACACAAGATCCAACAAGAAAGACGCGAAGCACAAGACGGTACTACCATACGACCTATGCTACAACGGATGGGGCGACATCCTGCAACCAACAAAACCATACAAACACGTGCAGACACTAACGGTCAAAATAAACAGACCAGAACTCAGAGACACCATAGTCAAATTCTTCGACTGGGCATACAAATGGAACAAAGCCACGGGAATATTAGAACTCACGAGTATATCATCAGCCAACATCAACACCAACGATATCATACGACTGATGAAAATCTGCATACCAGAAATAAAATAGAACAATGAAAAAGTCAGACACACAAAAGAAAGCGATGATAACGGCACTCGAGAGAAGCCTTGGAATCATCACCGCAGCATGTAGAGAGGTCGGTATATCGAGAGAGACATTCTACAGATGGCTCAGAGAAGACACTGCGTTTAAAGAGAAGGTAGACGACATAGAAGACATCACACTCGACTACGTAGAAAGCCAACTATACAAACAGATCAGAGACGGATCCGAACGATCCATACTATTCTACATGAAGTACAAAGGAAGAAAGAGAGGATACTCAGACAGCCTCGACATCACATCAGGAGGAGACAAGATAACCGAGATACGACTTATCAAGGTAGACAAAAACAAAGACGACGAGAAATAGAATGAGACTCGACATCAAACACACAGGAGTATTCGAAAAGAACTGGAACGCAATGACGGATCCAGGTACCAGATTTATAATCAATCAGGGAGGATCCCGATCCTCAAAAACATACTCACTGATGCAGACGATGATAGTATACAGCCTACAAAACAAAAACAAAATAGTCAGCATCGTCAGAAAGTCCCTACCATCACTAAAGAAGTCCGTGATGAGAGAGTTCTTCAAATTACTCGAAGAACTGGGTCTTTATGATGAAAGCAGACACAGAAAGAATGACTACACGTACACATTCGAAAACGGAACTATGATAGAGTTCTTCTCAATCGACAACGCACAGAAAGTAAGGGGACAATCGAGAGACATACTATGGGCCAACGAAGCAAACGAACTCTCATTCGAGGAATACAATCAGCTCAACTTCAGAACCACAGAGAAGCTGATATTCGACTTCAATCCATCAGACGACTCACACTGGCTATACGACGTCAAAGAATACATAGACGCCGTATTCATACACAGCACCTACAAAGACAATCCATTCCTACAAAAGAGTCTCATCAAACAAATGGAAGACCTGATCAAAGTAGACAACAACTACTACCAAGTATACGCACTCGGACTACCAGCAAAGAGCACACACACAATCTATACACACCAGAAGGCATACGCAGAGGAACTACCAAAATACGACGACACAATACTGGGACTCGACTTCGGATACAATCACAGCACGGCACTGGTACGATGCAGGTTCCGAGACGATATCTGTCACGTAGACGAACTCATATTCGAGAAAGGACTTACAACGAGTGACCTGATAGAAGAGATGAACGACCTATTCAAAAGGATGGCGATACCAAAACACCAAACGGTCGTAGCAGACTGGGCAAGACCAGAAATTATAGAAGAACTAAACAGGAACGGATTCAACGTCATCTACGCACACAAAGCAGTCAAAGAAGGAATCAGCAATGTCAAATCATATAGGTTATACTACGACATCAACAGTCCAAACATCGCAAGAGAATTCAAGAACTACAAATGGAAGACACACAAGGAACAACTCACGGAAGAACCAGAGAAGATATGGGATGACGCGATGGACGCCATGAGGTATGCGATGATGTGGCATAAAAAGAACAGAAGATCCGTAGGTGGATACGACATCGTCTCATTTTAGAGGAGCTATCAAAAATAATATATATAGTATATGATGACAGCACAATGGAAGACGAGGGTCGACAAATTCATAACAATCAAATACGCATACCTACTGGAATGTGCAACAAACATCACCAGACGAATGAAGACAGACGAAGGAGACCTAATGGCAGAACTGGTGCTATTCCTATACGATAACGAAGACAAACTGGAACCCTACAATCACGACGACAGAAGCCTTACCGCATTCTCGGTAAGTTGGCTAAAACTACAAGCGACATACGACAGCACACCATTCAACAGAAAATACAAAAACAAATCCAACGAAGGCGAAGGCCCTGAGCCGATAGCCGACAACACGACATCAATCGTAGAAGACGAATACATCACAGACCTGAGAAGAGTCTATACAGACGACCAGGTAGAAAACATACTCAAGATACACGACATCTACCCACAACTCACCACGGTACAACAAACACTATTCAGGGCATACTTTATGGAGAACCTCAGTTACGACAAGATAAAGGATCGATACGACTTCTTCAGAGTCGACAAAAACGGTAAACGAAAGTTCTACAAAAGTAAGAAGTCGATATACAATCTGATGAACGAACTCAAAGAAGAAATAAAAAAACGACTATGATAGAACAAACAATAATACTGGCATGTGCCGGTGTGCTACTACAATGTGCAGAACCAATAATACACATCAAGAGATGGATGGGATTCAAGGAAGAACAATACGACACTTACTCAAACAGCAAGAGATTCTTACACAGGATGCTCTACTGCGCGATGTGCCTAACATTCTGGGTCGGACTAACATTCACCTGGGATTTAGGAATCGCAATCGTAGGATCCGTACTGGCAGCATACATACATAAAAAAATAAACGAATAAGATGAAAATAAAGGAAATGATAGAACTCGCATCAGCAATGAACTCGAAAGGAACTAAAAGAATCACTCTGAAGTACAACGACAGAACAGACATGCTATTCATACAGGAAGACGAAAACATAAAACCAATCAGAGACGACAGATTCGACGACCTAATGGATAGACCGGTACCGGAACCAGAAGTCAACAAGGCAACAATCGAACTACTGAAAGAGGAACTGAACCTACTAAATTATCAACTGACAGAACTGAAAGAAAAATCAGAAAAGTTGATATACATCAAAGTCAAAAAAAAACAACCGGCACCACTGACTCAATTCGAAAACAAAGTGGCATACTACTACTTCCTATATAACAACGACCTCGGACAGGGAGAAGGAAAACTATGGCCAGGAATGAGAAGAATGCCAAAAGGATGGGTCGAAATGAAGTGGCATAACATAGTGGCACACTACACCGGACTCGGATACTGGATACAAAAATAAAAAACACAATGGAAAACGTAGAACAAAGACTCGACGAGCTGATGAAGGAACTCGAAGGTAAAGACAAGATACTCGATCACCAGACGAGATTGCTATTCAACATCAACAACATTATCTTCCCAGACCTACAAGAGTACACCGTATCGTGTCCCGCATGCAGAAGCAGGGTCTACAACAGGATGAAGACATACTGGGAGAAAAACAAAAAAGCAAACTGATATATTTAGAATATGAAGACGACGGACAAGACATGGAAAGACGTGACGCTGGAACAAGCAGTCGCACTCGAGAAGATTAAGGCGGAAGGCATCGATGCAGTCATACAACAACAAGCGATACTTCAGAACAAAACGATTGATGAGATAGAGAATACACCAATGGTGGAACTTACAAAGTCGCAAGAAGAATGGAAGTGTATTGGAAGTCTACCAAAAGAGAAGAGGACTCCTACCGCAAAGATTGGAAAGAACATATACGCTCTATGTGACTTCAGTAAGATGTCACTGGCACAGATGGTAGATATAGAAGAATACTACAGAGAAGGAATGCTTGACAACGCACACAAAATTATATCAGTGATTATGTTGCCGGCAAAGAGGAAGTGGAAGTGGTTCGGATCCTGGACAACAGAAGAATATGAATCAAACGAAGAGAGAGAGAACGATATGCTCAAGCTCGATATGGAGACGGTCTGGGGTAACATGCTTTTTTTTTCGACTATCGTAAATCTCTATATGACAGGTTTGGTGGACTATTCTCGGGGGATTCTGGATCAGGAGACGAAGAGGTTGAGGAACCGACACTTGACGGTACAAGAAAAACAATAGACCAGATAAAGGCAGAGCAAGCAATGGACTCGAGAGAGAAATGGTCTTGGTTCTCGGTGATACACCGACTATCAGGAGGAGATATAACAAAGGCAGAAGAAGTAGTCAAAATAAACTTTATGACGTGTCTGATCTGGCTGAGCTACGAAAAAGAAATGCTAAACAAATAAAATGGCAACATACACATACAATCAAATAATCAACCAGCTGAAGACAATATCACTCAGCAGTCCGTTCGTCAAAAGATTCGGAGCAGGAGAGATAGAACAGCTTGACACCGACAGCAGTGAATCAACAGCATTCCCAATCTGCTGGTGCGTACCACAGAACGTAGAGATAGGTGAGAACTCACTCAACTATAGATTCCGAATTATGGTGATGGACATCGACAACACAGACGACGCACACCAACAGGAAATACTAAGTGACACATTGAGAACTCTGATAGACATCGTCAAATCGTTCAGATACGCAGGAGGAAATGACTACACACTCGTAGAACCACCATTCCCTTCCGCAAACCCGTTCAGCCACAACTTGACTGACTACGTCGTAGGATGGTACTGCGACATCAACATAGCTACAGATATGAACAACGATCCGTGCGACATACCAGAGGAACTATAAAATGGATACAACGATAGAGACACTAACAGAGATAGCAGTAATGATAAGCAAAGAGATGAAAAGCATCGTCAAGCTGAACGGTGCCTTCGCGTCTGGAACTCTATATGACAGCATCAAATACAAAGTATTCAAGGACAAGAGTGAAGTATATCATATGGAGTTCGACTACGTCTACTACGGACTCTTCATAAACTACGGAAGGAACCCAAGTAGCAAGATGCCACCAATCAGAGACATCAGAGAATGGTGTAGACTCAAAGGAATACCACAAGACGCAGCATTCCCAATCGCAAAGAAAATACAGAAAGAAGGATGGACTATGAAGAGAGCCGCACCGAACACAAGCGGATACATCGACTTCACAAAACCATTCGAAGACGCACAGGGACCAATCAAAACACTGATGTCGGAACTCGGACAGAAGTTCGCAGACGACTTCGTAGAGCAGACACTAAGAGACGTAAAATACTTCGACAAATCATACAGAGTAACGAAAAAATAAAAAAATAACATGGTAACAATACTCACAAAACCATTTACAAGCTACACAAACAACATAAACCCAGTGTACAACGGATTGCCATACGTCCTCAACAGCGACCAAAAGACAAGACCAAATTTCAGATATATAGCAGAAATATACGTCAATACTCAGAAGGTCAGTGAACTCCGACATAATCCAGACATCAGTTCTGATAACAAAGGTGTATTCGAAATAGGAAGAATCGTCGAGAACTACATGGCAGCCGACATCAAATTCCTAAACACATTCGCGACATACGACAGCCAACCGACCGCAAGTAAATACTGGGTCGAGTTTGGAGAAGAATATAGCAGGATGAACGGAGTCATCAGCACATCACCATACAGCAGCGGATTCAGTACCTTCACGAGGTTCGACCTTAAACATAAATGGGACATGTTCTCAGACGCAGTATTTATAGGAAACTCTGGTGTACAATCATACAATGGATGGAAGACCATAAACACACTGGCAGGAAGTGGTGACTATATAGGAATAGGAACACCATTCGTAGGTCCGGCATCTTCAGAGACCTGGATTTTCCCAGCGTACAGAGGAAGAGAGGTAGAACAGACACAGATAAACGGAACAAACTATATGTCGTTCTACACGAAAGCACCTACAGACGGATTCAGAAGAATCTCAGTTGGTCAGAAAATATCTATGAACAACTTCAGTGCCAATACACCAATAAACGGATTTTATATCAACTCGGAATGGTCAGTCATTAAAATAGAGCAGAACAAAAAATCGATAGGAGGATTTGTTATGGACAAGATAGTCATAAGCGCACCATACAAATATACGGTTCCTATAACAACAATTTTATTATGGACAAGTCTCGACAACATAATATACAAAAACATGATCAATACTTCATTCGACGGATCATGGGCTATCAATGCAGCGAGACAATACGAAAACGAGACACTAACAGGAACTCTTAACAGAAGAGAAGCAAACTGGTCAAGTGTATATAAAAATTCACTCGCACCATATACCACACAATATATGAAGACACTAAGTCAAAAGCCAGGAATCAGTCTACCATCCGCAGAACAATCAATCGATATCTGTTGGGGCGAGACATACCAGTTGAGTTGGCTTGGAAAGTTCCTAAACGGATTCTCCGCAAACAAAGCAGTCGACAACTATATTAGAACAGAGACCTGGGCTACACACACATCATCATCGAGTGCAGGAACTTGGCAAGTATCGACAGGAATAATCTCGGCATTATCACCCACTCTGACATACGTCGTAGTAGGAAATATATCTGCAAACTGGGGAATAGGCGACTTCATAAGTGCAAATAAAGGATTCAGTACCTTCACAGGAAGAATCGTCAGTATCACCTTCACAGGAGGAAGTACATACATATTCACAGACATCGTAAACAACACTCCAGGATCAGGATCAATATTAGGAATAACAAGAGTTAGATACTACGACACACTGCTCGCATCGAGTGGAATGATTATACCATGTGGGACTTGGAACATGAAGGAACTACCTGAATTCAACGATATGTCATGCTACAAATATATGATTTATCCAGTAAAGCCAACGACAGGACTATTCTTTACACCATCAGGAGGAGTCGGACCATTCAATCAAATATCAAACGGACTCAACTACAAAGGAACCAGACCAAGAATCGGATTGATGACTACCTTCAACATACAAAGTTGTTGCGAGATTACACCACCACTAAAGTTAGCATGGCTAAACAAAGAAGGAGGATTCGACTTCTACAAGTTCACATTACGAGTTGATAAGACCCTAAATATAACAAGAACGGAATTCGGAAAAAAACAATCAAAGGTACAATCAAACGACATATACGGATACAGAGCAGGAGCAAGAGGCAGAACGAACTGGAACACAAAATCAGTAGAGAACTGGAAAGTCAACAGCGACTATCTCACACAAGCAGAACTCGATTGGTTAATAAACATCTACGAAAGCCCAGAGGTCTACATAGTGACCGAAGGACGAAGAACAAACAACACGTCTCCATGGGTAGAACCTAACTTGATACCAGTAAACATTACTAACACTGAGGTGGTAATACACAACAAGGCATGGAGGAATGGAGATACAGGACGTTTATACACATACCAACTCGAAATAGAATCTGCAAAAGACAGAGTAGTACAAAGAGGAGGAGAGCCAGCTCGAATGGCATACAAATCATTATATGAATAAATGGAAAGCATAGCGATAAACGTACTCAACGAAACAAGAACAATCATAGGAACGCTCGATGTAAACGACGCGGACGTAAACATCGTCTATCAATTCGCAGACATTAGAGATCCTGAAAAGAGAAAGGCAAACTACGTCAGAAAATTTAAACTACCAGGAACCAAGAACAACAACAAGACACTGCACTCATTCCACGAACTCGGATATATGATTACGGATCTACCACAATACACGACACAATCTACAATCGTGATATCAGGTGCTGCACAATCATTCAATCCAAACAGAAAGTTGATTGCACAAGTAATAGTAAACGACAATGTATTCTTCGAAGGATCAATGCAACTAAACAAAGTCAACAACGACGATGGTGCCATATCATATGAAGTAACAATCTACGGAGGAATAGCAGACTTCTTCACCAACATAGGTGACCTGAAGCTGACAGACCTTGACATAAGTGAATACAACCATAAACTAACTGCAGACAACATACTTCAGAGTCAATGGGTTGATTCAGGTAAAAAAGAAATATATCACAGAACCGCAAAAGGATATACTTCACCATTCACAATCAAAAATATAATCAAGAAAAATGGAATCGATTACGAGAACTATCTCGGAGAAGGATACGTCTATCCTCTGATATATGGAGGAGGATCCGACCTGAAGACAACAACACATATAGAGAAATGGGCACCATCTATCTATGTCTACACAATATGGAAAAAGATATTCGAAAAAGCAGGATTCAGATTCAGAAGTAACTTTATAGAGACGGACTTCTTCAAGAGGTTGATAATTCCATTCAGCAAGGACTCTCTACAAATTACTCAAGAGCAACAAGAGAAAAGTGAATTCCTGGCAAACGTCGGTAATACCACGACAGGAGGTGATGCAACATACTATACATACATCACAACAGGAAGTTCAGTATTCTCGACCAACACAAGTACACCAGTCAAATTCGATAAAGACACAGGAGGAAGCACCACTGCGATACCATTACCTACAGACCCAGGGAACGTATTCACAAATAGTACCACCTTCACCGCAGCCAAGGATGGAAAGTTCAGGTTACAAGCCAGTCTAACGGTCGTAGTTGGATTCCTAACGGATCAAGTCGTGCAATCATTCGTACTAAAAGTCAACAACAGTTCAGGAGAAGTTGCCGCATCAATACCAATAAAAGCAAAGTTCATAAACGCATCAACGAACGCAGTGATAGCAGAGAAAAGTGCATTCATAGCAGTGACGAACGCATTCTATTCAACTCCAGTATACTTCGAGGGTCCATTATTCCTCGAATGGGAAGGACAACTTGCCAAAGGAACTCAGATTCAGATAATACTGGAACACACAAACACAAAGCAGGTAGGTAATGCACCATCACTGACATATAATTTGAGCGGTCAATATAAAAATGTCCAACAAAAAATATTGGTAAAAGGTAAGTTGACAGACAGCTCGAACTTCAGTGCCACTCTGACAGATCTATCACTCAACAACGGAGACGACATAAATATGAATCAAGTTCTTCCAGACATGAGTGCACAAGACTTTCTGGTGGCAGTAAACAGGTTATTCAATCTATATTGGGTACCGACAGGAAAAGACAGAGAGTTCGCGATAGAACCTAAAGACGACATATTCGCAGGAGCAAAAGACAAAATATATGACTGGACCGATATGGTCGACAGAGAAGAGACTATCTCAATCGAACCACTATTCAATCTTGTAGGAAATAAATACAAATGGAGCTACACCGAAGACGGCGACTACCTAAACAAAAAGTACCAAGAAGCGACCGACTCAATCTTCGGAGAAAGAGAAATTATCATAGACAACGACTTCCTCGAAGATATGGGAGAAATAAAAACAAAGTTCTCACCTACACCATTATATAGTCCACCAAGCAATCCAGATATATCACTATCAGGAATCTTCTCACAAGACGGAGTTAAATTCAAAAGAGCAACTCCTAAGCCAAGAATACTATACTGGGGCGGAATGATGCCATATAAGGCAGCATGGAAAGACAACAGAGAAATTACGATTGATTCATTCGGAGCAAAAGGTGAATTCACAGGAGGATGGGTATACCTAACAACGGGTGATCGTTATATATTCCCATACGCAGGACATCTTGATAATCCATACACACCGACTCTCGACCTCAACTACGGACTAAGCAGTGAGTACTACCACAACTACATATCACTCACAGACGACAATCTCTACAACAAGTATTGGAGGAGCACCGCAGAAGAGATACTGAATCCAACACAACACCTTCTGACAGCGACTCTGAACATATCGACTACAGAGATTTCTACACTTGACTTGAGAGCCACGATACAATACGACAACATCTATTATCGAATCAACAAGATTACATACAATCCACTAACAGAGATAGCAGAGATAGAATTATTCAAGACTTTCACATACAATCAATTTACACCAACAAAGCTGGAATCAGGACAAGCTCCACAGACAGCAGGAACAGAGGTTGGAGTAGGTGCAGACCCTACAGGGACCACAAAGACGAATACCGGTAAAGATATATGGAATGATCCATGGAACGGAGGAGGATGGACTCCTTGGAACGAGACTACAACTTCATGGGTAAAAGGAAATGAATGGTTTAATCCAGTGGCAGGCAACCAAAACAGACCACAATGGAATTCATTCAACGACAGAGGACGAGGATCAATAAGCGCAATATCGACATTACTTCCTAAAAAAGTATGGACATCAAGTGATCAATACGACAACTTCTATCCAAACAACGGTGCCGTGATGGTGAACGGAAAATGGAACAATGTTGCCAGTACGGCACAATACATAAGCATCAACGGTTCCAACAATACAGTCGCAGACGCAGCCAGCAACATTACCATCGCAGGTAACTACAACACCGTTCTCGAAGGAGTTACGAACGTATCCATAATCGGAGATAGAACGATAGTGAGGAAATCAAATGTGTCATACGTCAACGGAACCGAGATAAGCAAAGGTGGTGTGAATACTGCAGGACAAGTGACGGTCATAAAATCACCTACTACAATATGGGATAAAGCAGGAGTCATTATTGGTGGAAAGAACTCTAACGGAACATTCGTAGGAAGAACATCTCCAATCATAGATGCAAACGCACCAAGACCAGTAGGAATCGGAATAGGATCATTACTACCACCACCACAAGAATGGGAGAACAATG